TTTTTTATCAAGGCTTTCTCTTGCATATGCACTTGTTGATAGTTGTTCTTTTCCATCTGTGATAGTTGCTGTTGCTTTAACGTAGAACCTATCACCGATTAAATCGATACTATCTTGAATGGTTAGCACCAAACCATGTTTAGCAAGTAGAGGTTTAACCCCCTCTAAAATATCTTCGCAACTGCGGTAATTGTATTTACCAAAGGAATTGTATTGCCCTTTAGGTGCTTTTAGTTCTGATTGAATAGCTACTATTTTTTCGATAAATTCCATGTTTCACCTAACCAATTTATTTAAATACTTCATCGACTGTTAAATCTTTTTTTAGATTATTGGAAAGTGCATTCACTATCCGAAAACATTCATCTATAGTAAATCTGCTTTTGCCTGTTTCTTTAAACAGATATGTAACTTTACTTGTTTCAATAATTCGTGCCATTTCATCTTGGTTAAAGCCACATTCCTTTCTGAGGCTTATTAGCTTTTCGTATCTTTTCATTATTCACACCTAACCAATCTGCAAATTCATGTGTTTTTCAATTCTTGCACCAGCTACTTCTTGTTCTGCTTTAATTGCTTTCTTGATTGCTACTTTGTCTGCTGCGATTGTTACTTTTCTAAACTCATCAGGTAGTGCATCCAAGTCATCAACCTCTACTGTTTCGCTTTCTTTGTAGTAGCATTTAAATTGTCCAACTTTCTTTTCTGTTAGTTGGTTTTCTTTCATGACACGATCAATATTGTTCTTTAATCGTTCAGTCATGTTTTCCAACGTTTTTGCTTTTGCCTGCATCCGTTTTGCTTCATCTTTAAACGCTTGAATATCACCCTTTAGATTGCGGATAAACATTGCAGTATTTTCGATTTTTTCATCGATGCTGCAATCCAGCATATCCAAGGTATCTTGGATAGCTTGCATATCCTCATCTGTTTCCGCTACTTCAAGCATCGCTTGTAATTCTTTATAATCTTTACTCAATTCGTATAAACTTGGCATTCATTTTCTCCTTGTGTTAAAATACAAGTAGAGACATAATACATACTCTCTACTAGCACGCTTGCTTTCCTACGGCCTAGCGTGCTTTTTTTATTTCTCTTACCCAAAAATTGGATAAGATTAAAAGCGAAAACCCAAGAGCGATTTGCAAAAATGCTGTATAAGAGTCGATTTTATTAATTTCAATTGACCCTACAGTTCCTATAATCATTAGGAATGCTATCGTTCTTACCATCCAAATCAATTTCATAATTCATTACCTACAATCACTAGCATTTGGCTGGTGATTTTTTTAATTTCACTTTTCAAACGATTGTTTTCTTTTTCCAATCGTTCCACTTCATTTTTTAACTTTCTGTAACCAATAGCTGAGTATTCGCTTTCAACCCCTGCTAGTGCTTCAACCTCTTTTTTACTAAACCTCACACCGCTTACATTCGGTAGTTGTTTTAGCTTGCCTTTATTTCTTAGGTCATACACTGCAGTTAGTGAAATTTGAAATAATTCCGCTACTTGGTTAGCCGTGTATACTAGGCTTTCCATTTTATTCACCTAAAAATTTATTAATAAAATACTGTTGTCCTTTTCCAGTTACCTTTGTAGTTTTATTAACTGATGTATGACCATCAGCATGACTTACAACAGTTTCTTTAATTTGGAATAATCCCATTTCCATCGCTTTTTGTGTAGGACTGTTATAATCAGAACCTTTACGTTTTATTAAATATGAGTTTTCACGTAACCAATTAAACAATCGTTTTTGCCCCATGTCTTTTACTCCATTTTGGTGAAGTAATTTTGCTAAATCACCTACCAAGATAGATGTATGACTGGCTGCTACACTATCAGCGAACAAAACTTTTGGCTTTTGCTCTTCAATCAAAGCTTTTGCTTTATTATGTTCTTCAACCTCATTAGCATATGCTCTTAATGCATCTGGCAATGTGCGAGGTATATCTGCAACGTATTGTCCTGTTTTACGTATTTGAGGGATAACATCATGTGTGATCCAACGCTTAAATTCTTTAGCTTCTGGCTTTCTACTTGAAAGCACCAAACTATATAAGCCATATTCATTGACAACAGATTTTTCTGGATTTCCCGGAGTACCGTCATTTAAAATGACACTACTCTTTTCATCATCGTCCAATCGGATTAACGCTTGTCTTGAATTGTTAATTTCAAGACAGTTACATACATCTTTAGCAACAAACCAAGCTTCTTGACCTTGCATTACAATGCGTACATTACCAAATTGATTGCTTTTAAAAATTTGTAATTCACTCATGTATTCACCCTTTCTTTTTTCTACTTAAAGTAGACTAATAAGGCAAAATAATATCATCCATAGTTACTGAATACAATCTACATAATTCAGTTAAATTTCCATAGTCGATTTCTGTTTTACCATTCTCCCAATTGTTGATTGTAACTTTAGATTTCTTCATTTTCTTTGCCACATTTTCTTGAGATAGATTTGCATTAACTCTTGCTGCTTTCAATGAAATTTTTAATCGCTTCAATTTATCACCCCTTTCTTATGCTATTAGTATAGTTTACTTAAAGTAGAATGTCAATACTAAAAGTAAACTTTTTTAAAAAATAGTATTGAAGTTTACTACTTTAAGTATTAATATAGAAATATACAGGTGAGAAGAATAGGAGTTTATCATGAATTCTGATTACAAAAAGGTGTTTGCTAAAAATTTAAGTAATTTATTAGCAAGAAACAAAAAGACACAAGCCGATTTAGTAGCCGATTTAAGATTAAACAAATCAACTATTTCAACATGGGTTAACGGCACTAAAATGCCTAGAATGAATAAAATAGAACAGTTAGCTAACTATTTTGGGGTAGAAAAATCAGATTTAATAGAGGATAAATCTGATACTGACGAACAGTACTACAATGATCCATCTGTATCAGAATACGCACAAGCAATTAAAGATAATCCAGATTTACGCATACTATTTGATGCCAGTAAAGATATGTCTAAAAGCGATATAGATTTTGTGATAAATACTATCGAAATGTTAAAGAAAAGAGAGGGTAAATAATATGATTTTAGATATTATAGTATTAATCATCTTAAATTATTTTCTAAATAAAAAAAGGCAAAAAAACTCGCCGAATTTAATGATGTCTAAAGATTCGTATTGTGCTTTGTCTATGGTTATTTTTATAATCTGGGCGATTATATTTGTTTTTGTTTCGGTTACTGGCAAACATTCGTACTCATCATCACTATTTCTTATGAATATTTCTTATATTGCTAGCTTCATATTTGCGTCTTTAACGTATCACATGGCAGTAGACATATTTCAAAGCAAATATAACTCTAAAGCAACAGTACTTGCCATACTTTCTCTTTTCCCTGTTTTAAATCTTATAATCCTAATTGCTTTATTACTTAAAAAGCATAATCCATCAAATACACTTTCAGAATAATAGTTTCATATTTCATTTGTTAACTAACACATGGGAAATTTTATGCACATGCTACTTTGTACAATAACCCTACAAAGGGGATGATAGTATGAACATCAATTTGATATATATAAAGCTACGGAAAACACAAACTGCGGTATTAAAACTAAATGATGACGGAACATATACAATTCTAGTTAATAGCAATAAGCCACGAGATATACAAAGGCAAGGAATACTACATGAATTAGGCCATGTCATACATGACGATATGTACAACACCGCTAATGTTGATTTAATCGAGCGTATGGCGCATGCAAGGCAATTTGACGATGTAGAGGGTATCAACTTTTACACACACATCATATGAGGTGAATTATGCAATACAATTTCACTATCAGAAAAAAGGATAAAGGCTATCAGATTATAGTTAGCTATAAGGACGGCTACAAATGGAAACAGAAATCTAAACAGGGTTTCGCCACACAAAGAGAAGCCAAACTTTACGGCCAAGAAATTGTTGATAACCTAAAAAAGACTATCACCAGTCCGCTTGATGATAGTCTAAAAGATTTAACGCTTATTGAGTTTTACAGAATATATACAGATGAAAACAAATCAAATGTATATTCTACGTTTAAAGCATATGACAATGCATTTCAGAAATTCAACACACTATTCAATATGAAAGTAAAAGATATTTCTGAAATCCAAATTCGAAAAGTGATTAATGACTTACAACAATCCATAGCCACTAAAAATATGTGCATAACGATTATAACAAAGGTATTCGCTTATGCAGTATCGCCATATAGGATTATCAATAGTAGTCCGTGTAAGAACATTAAACGGCTACACAAGCCACAAAAGGCTAAAATCAATGCTATAAGTGAAGATGATGTAACACACCTATTAACATCGTTAAAAGGCCATAACTACAAATACTATATCGTGTGTTCCATTGCTGCTTATACAGGTATGAGGTATGGCGAAATCCTAGGTCTTACATGGGATGATATAGATTTAGATAACGATATTATTGATGTGAATAAACAATTCGCTTATAGCGGTGAAAGTACGTATGCGATCCGTAACCTAAAAACTAAAAACAGCTACAGAAAAATACCAATACCACCCATACTGATTGATATATTGCTCGAATACAAAAATACCACCAGCGGATTATATCTATTCAACAATCCAACTGGCGGTACTGGTGCAGTATCAGTGATGATAAAACGATATTTACCAAACACTTCTATCCATGATTTAAGACACACATACGCTACAAGGTTATTGGCAAATGGTGTTGATATAAAAACAGTAGCATCCTTATTAGGTGATACTGTTGATACAGTCATCAACACATACATTCACTATACCGATGAAATGAGATTAAAGGCACATGATAGTGTGTCTAAAATTTTCGGCTAGAATTTTTGACGGATTTATTGACGATTACTAAATAAACCTTGTAATTACTGGTGTTTTCAACCGATAAAACATATCAATATATTATAGCACA